GTCAGGAATCTCTCCCGGGACGCGGTTAGTCCCGGGACAGCCGACAACAGCCATCAGCAAACATGCACGTCATTCCAGCAAACTTTGGAGGCCCGATGCGGCGTGAATGCGCGGTATGCGGGCAGCCGTTCGAGGCGCAACGCCCGCAGGCGAAATACTGCGGCGAGACGTGCCGCAAGCGTGCGCAGCGCGGCGGCATCGCGAAGCAGAAACAGCAGCAGACAGCACCGGCGCCGGCTGCGTCGGCCGCGCCGAGCGGCGGCGGGCTGATCGAAACGGTGCAGGCCGCCCTCGAACAGGCCGACCGGTTGAACACCATCGCCGGACAGCACGCGCTCGAGCTCGCGCGCCGGATCGTCCACGCGCCCGGGATGAACACCGGCGTCGCGGCGCTGTCCAAGCAGCTGCAGGCCGTGCTCGCCGAGGCGCTCGCCGGCACCGCGCCGGTCGCCGCCGACCCGGTCGACGAACTCAAGGCTCGTCGCGACGCGAAGCGGCGTAGGGGCGCGTGATGACTGCGCCCGCGATGGTCGAACCGGCCTACGCGAATTTCCCGGCGTGGACCGAGACGCTCGGCCCCGAGGTGGCCGATCTGTGCGAGATGGCCGGGTATGTGCCCGATCCCGAGCAGCGGTTGATGCTCGACGCGCTGTTCGCCCTCGGCCCCGATGGTTTCCACCCGGCGATGTTCGAGTTCTGCGCCATCTGCGCCCGCCAGAACTTGAAGACCGGCGGGTTGAAGATGGCCGCGCTCGGTTGGATCTACGTCGTCGAGGTCGAGACGATCACGTGGTCGGCGCACGAGATGGACACGACCCGTGAGGCGTTCCGTGACCTGGTCAACCTGATCGAGAATTGCCCGCCGCTCGCTGCGCGGCTCGCTGATGGCCCGACGAACGGCATCCACCGCGGCAACGGCAACGAGATGATCGAGTTCGCGCCGTCCAAGGCGTGCCCGAACGGGCAGCGCATCAAGTTCAAGGCGCGCACCAGCAGCGGTGGCCGAGGGTTGACCGGCGACAAGGTCATCCTCGATGAGGCGTTCGCGCTCAAGGACGACCACATCGGCTCGCTCATGCCGACGCTGTCGACCAGGCCCGAGGCGCAGATCGTCTACGGGTCGTCGGCGTGCCGGCCCGAGTCGGACGTGTTGCGGCGCATCGTGGCCCGTGGCCGCTCGGTCGACCCGGGTCCACGCAAGCGGCTCGGCTACCTAGAGTTCTGCGCGCCCGAGGGCGCGTGCGAGGACGACGATTGCCCGCACTACGTCGGCTATCCCGGGTGCGCGATGGACAAGCGCGAGTACATCCAGATGGCGAACCCGGCCGCCGGTCGCCGCATCACGTGGCAGTACCTCGAAGATGAGCGCGCCTCGATGTCGCCGGCCGAGTTCGGCCGCGAACGCCTCGGCTGGCACGACCAACCGGCCGTCGAGGACGGGCCGCTCATCACGCGCGATATGTGGGACGCCCTCGCCGACGCCGAGTCGGCGCCCACCGACCCGGTCGCGTTCGGTGTGTATGTCAACAAGATGCAGACCGCGGCGGCCATCGGTGTCGCCGGGTATCGCGAGGACGGGCTGATTCACGTTGGCATCGTCCCCGCGGTGCGCGACCGGCCCGAGTTGCACACGCTGCCCGGTACCGGGTGGATTCCCGAGCGCACCAAGGAACTCGCAGAGGCGTGGAAACCGTGCGCCACGGTCATCGACGGGTACTCGTCGGCGGCGTCGCAGCAGACCGCCATCGAAGAAAAAGGTGTCGAGGTCGTGACCACATCGGCGTCGGACATGGCAAAGGCGTGCAACAACTTCTATGCGTTCGTGCGCGACGGCAAGTTGCGCCACCAGGGCGGCCAACTGCTCGCAACCTCGGTGACCGCGGGCAAGCCGCGCGACCTCGCCGACTCGTGGGCGTGGGATCGCCGCGACAAAAACAGCGACATCACGCAGTTGGTGGCCGTGACCCTCGCGCTGCACGGCCTGCTCGAGCACGGTCGGCCGGCGCGATCCAAGTACGAGGATTCGGAGCTGTTCTTTGTTTAGACGACGCAACCCCGCGTTGAACCGGCAGGTTCTCGTGTCGCTGTTCTCGGGCAACGCGATCTCGGGCGTTCTGGTCGCCGATGTCGGCGGCCGACTCATCTTGAAAGGCTGCACCGTTCACGAACCGGGCGTCGAACCGGCAACCGCGGACGGCGAAATCGTGATCGACAAAGCAAATGTGGACTACATGCAGATTCCCTGAGAGGCGGTGTCGGTAAGTGGCTTTTGTCGCCTCGTCGGGAACCGTTCGCGGGTTGTCGCGCCCCAACATTCCAGCGCCGCAACGCATCGCGCTGTCGCCGTGGGTGTCGATGGAGTATTACGAGATTTGGCGCCGTCAGCCCGCGGTGCGGCGCGCGGTGTCGTTCCTGGCGCGCAACATCGCGCAACTCGGTCTGCACCTGTTCGAGCGCAAGGACGATGCCGACCGCAAGCGGTTGACCGACCACCCGCTCGCGCTGCTGCTGCAGCAGCCGAATCCGTGGACGACGCGGTATCGGTTCCTGAACACGTTGGTTCACGATTTCGCGATCTACGACGTCGCCTACTGGTGGAAGATCCGCACACCCGGCGGTGGCCGGCAGTTGGTCCACTTGCCGGTGCCGATGGTGACGCCGAAAGGCGACAACTGGCTCACGCCAGACGAGTTCGAGTTCCGAGGCACCAAGGGCACCCGCCGGATTCCCGCGAATCAAGTGCTGTATCTGCGCGGCTACGGCGGCCAGAACGACGCCGGCGTCTCGCCGCTGGAATCGCTGCGCCAAACGCTGCGCGAAGAGTGGACCGCCGGCGAGATGCGTGAGCAGATTATGCGCAACGGCGCTCGCGTGTCGGGCTACCTCGAACGGCCGCTCGCGGCCCCCGCGTGGTCGAAACAGGCGCGTGAGCGGTTCCGCGAGGGATGGCGGGCGCAGTACACCGGCAACGGACCCGGCGCGGGTGGCACGCCGATCCTCGAGGATGGCATGACGTTCAAGGCGGCCGCGCAGACGGCTCGCGAGTTGCAGTACATCGAGGGCCGCAAGCTGACCGATGAAGAGGTCACGCGGTCGTACTTCATCCCGCCGACGATGATCGGGTTGCTCGACAAGGCAACGTTCTCCAACATCACCGAGCAGCACAAGATGCTGTATCAGGACTGCCTCGGGCCGTGGCTGTCGATGATTCAAGACGAGATCAATCTGCAACTCGTGCCCGAGTTCGAGCCGGTCAATCCGCATCGGTTCTACGCCGAGTTCAACCTGCGCGAGAAGCTGACCGGTTCGTTCGAGGAACGCGCCGGGTCGATGCAAACCGCGATTGGCGGGCCGTGGATGACGGTCAACGAGGGCCGCGCACTGGACAATCGGCCGCCCATCGAGGGCGGCGACGAGCTGATTCGGCCGTTGAACGTCACGCAGAACGGCGACCAGAACCCGATCCCGGCCGAGCGTGGGCCGGCGACCATCGGCGGCCAGGACGACGATCCCGACGAGCCAGCCGACGACGACGGCGAGCAGGAGGATTGAAAGTGCTCACGAAGAACGCCATAACCAAGCTCAAGGTCGGCCCTGACGACGGCCTGGCTGAGGGGCAGTTCACCGCGTACGCAAGCGTGTTCGGCAACATCGACAGCTACGGCGATGTCGTGGTCAAGGGTGCGTTCGCCGACGACCTCGCCCGGTGGGAGAAGTCCGGCGATCCGATCCCGGTGCTGTTCGGGCACAACATGGCCGACCCCGACTACAACATCGGCCACGTCGTCGACGCCAAAGAGGATGACCACGGCCTGCTGGTCACGGTGCAGTTGGATCTCGAAAACCCCAAGGCCAAGCAGGTTTACCGGCTGCTCAAGGGTCGGCGCATCAATCAGATGTCGTTCGCCTACGACGTGATCGAGGGCGGCCCCGCGAGCCGCCCCAAGGCCGACAGCGACGCCGAACAGCCCGAGGCCGAGTATTTCTACGAGCTGCGCCAGCTCAAGATCTACGAGGTTTCCGTCGTCACGATTGGCGCGAATCAGGAAACCGAAATCCTTGCTGTCAAGCAGGTTCCGGCGCTCGCCGAGCGGCTGATCGCCGACGCAAAAGCCGGCCGCGTGCTGTCGGCCAAAAACGAGAGTGAGCTACGCGACGCGCACGAGGCAATCGGACGCGTTCTCGCCACCCTCGACAGCACGGATTCCGACGAGGTGAAGGCCAGCGATGACGGCCCGTCTCGCCAAGCGCCGCCGGGAGATTCGGCGGGACAGCCTCGCGAGGCTAGCCGTAAGTCGTCCGTCGACCCCTCGGCGCTGCTCAACGCGATCGAGGCGCAGCTAAGCGTCGAGTTCGCCTAAACCCCTCACACTCTAGGAGATTCACACATGAGCGCACGTTTGGCTGCCCTCAAGGAACGGGCAGACGCAACCTCGAAGAAGGCCCGCGACGCCGCGCAGGCCGCCCTCGACAACGGTCGTGAGATGACCGACGACGAAAAGGCGATCTACGACGCCGCGATGAAAGAACTCGCCGAGATCCTCGAGTCGGTCAAGGCCGTCAAGGCCGACGAGGCCGTGCTCGCCCAGGCCAAGGCGTTCTCCGACGAGGTCGGCGTGGCCGAGGACGGCGGCGACCTCAAGGCGCGGGTGAAGAGCCTCGGCCTGACCGTGGTCGAGTCGCCCGAGTTCAAGGCGATGCTCAAGCCGTTCAGCGGCGGGCAGATCCCGTCGAAGGCGCGCATTCAGTCCGACCCGATCAAGGTCAAGTCGCTGTTCACCGGCGCCAGCTCGACGAGCGCCGGCGCGTTCGTGGTCAACGACCGCACCGACATCGTGGAGATGCTCGGCCGCAAGCCGCTGACCATCCGCAACCTGGTGGCGAACCGCCGCACCACCTCGGACGCGGTCGAGTTCGTGCGCGAGACCTCGCACACCAACAACGCCGCACCCGTGGCCGAGGCCACCTCGGCGGCTGCGCCGACCGCCCCGGCCGGTGAGGATGGCGGCGAGCTGGTGCTCGCCACCGGTGGTGGCTACAAGCCCGAAGGTGCTTGGGCGTTCGAGGTCGTGACGACCAACGTCAAGACCATCGCCGAGTGGGTGCCGGTCACCCGGCGCGCGCTGGCCGACGTCGCCCAGCTCGAGGGACTCATCAACGATGAGTTGAGCAAGGACGTCGCCGAGGCCGAGGAAAACCAGATCCTCAACGGCAACGGTTCGGGCGAGAACTTCACCGGCATCAACAACACCTCGGGCGTGCAGACACAGTCCTGGTCTACGGATTTCTTCACCACGACCCGCAAGGCCATCACCAAGGCCCGCACTGTGGGCCGGGTGAATCCGACTGCGTGGGTGCTCAACCCCGAGGACGCGGAGGCCCTCGACCTGCTCAAGGACGGCGAGAACCGCTACTACTACGGCGGGCCGCAGTTCATCGGGCAGCGCACCTTGTGGGGCGTGCCGGTGGTGGAGTCCGAGTCGCAGGCGAAGGGCACCGGCCTGCTCGGCGATTTCGGCAAGGCCGTGATCTGGGACCGCGAGGACACCACGGTGACGATGACCGACAGTCACGCGGATTTCTTCGTCCGCAACCTGATCGCCATCCTCGCCGAGGAACGCCTCGCGTTCGGCGTCACCCGGCCGACCGCGTTCGTCAAGGTCACGCTGTCCTCGGGCAGCTAGTCCGCGCTCGCGGCGGTGGCCTCGGTGCCCTCGGTGCCGGGGCCACCACCGCCGGTGGATTAACTCTCATGGCCATCAACGGATTTCACACACCAGACGGCGAACAACTGCCGCCAACATCGCTCGAAGGGGGCGCAGTGAAGCTCTATAACGTGGTTATCAACGGCGTCGAGACGACGCTGCAGCTCACCGACAAGGATGCTGCTGCGCGTGGTCTGCTCGCCGCCGAGGCGCCCGCCAAGGCGCCCACAGCGGCCACCAAGGCCAAGACGCCGGCCAACAAGGCGAATGGCTGACCAGACCGACATCGACGCGGCCCGCGCAGCCGTGCGCGTGTGGTGCGGATGGCACGTCACGCCCGTCAACACCGACGAGGTGCTGACGCTCGACGGCCCCGGCGGGCCGGTGCTGTTCATCCCGACCCTGGCGCTGCGCGACCTCGCCGAGGTCGACGAGGACGGCGTCGCGGTCGACGTGTCCACCCTGCGCACGACCGCCGATGGCCGGGTGCGGAAACGCGACGGCAGTTGGTGGGCAGACGCATACGGTTCGATCACGGTCAAGGTGACGCACGGGTTCGACTCGGTGCCGAATTTCGACCGGGCCGTGCAGGCGCTCGCCGGATCGTTCGCCGGCACCCGCCGCAATGACCCGACCCTGGTCGAAAAGCAGGTCGACGACGTGCGTTACCGGTGGGACGTGTCGAGCGGTGTCGTGGCGGCGATCTGCGCCAGCTACGGCCTCGACGCCTACCGGTTGGAGCGGCAGCCGTGAGCGAGTTCGGCGGGCAGACGGTCACGTTCGTGGCCTACTCGAACACCGGCACCCGCAGGCCGCTCGGCGGCTACGAGCAGGACGAGACCCTCACCGAGGTGGCCGGGTGTCGGCATCGGCCGCTGTCGGCGCGCGAAACCGCCGAGTACGACGTGAACGTCGCAACCGTGGTGTGGAAGACGACCGCGCCACCCGAGGCCGTGGTGCTCGCGGCCAAGCAGAACGGCGAGATCCGTGTCGACGGCGTCGCCTACAAGATCATCGCTGGCCCGCAGCATCACGTCGACATGGACGGACAGCCGTTCAAAGTGACCATCCTGTCGCAACGACAGACGAGCTAGGAGCTTTCAATCATGGCCCAGTACAAGGTTGTTTCGCCGTGCGCGTACACCGTCGACGGCAAGGGCGTCCACCACAAGGTGGCCGGCGCGACCGTCGACCTGGCCGACGACGTCGCCAAGCGGTTGGGTGACGCGGTCGAACGCATCGGTGGCCCTGCGCCGCGCGGACGCAAGCCGCAGGCCGCCGCCAGCGCCGATGACGACGAGTAGCCGCGACATCTTTGCCGAGATCGAGCAGAAGATCCGGCGCGATGCCGAGGTGAAACTCAAGACGAAAGAGGCCGCCGAGCAGATCCGCGACGAGGTGCGCGCCGAGACCCCGGTGCGCACGGGTAGAGCTGCGGCCTCGGTGCATGTCGAGAAACGCAAGCCGCGCAACGGGTTGCCGCACTGGTGGGTCGGTTCCCGGCTCTGGTACTTCCATTTCATCGAGGACGGTACCGGGCCGGACGCACCCGGGTCCAACGCGCCGTTCGGGCCGAACACGCCCACACCGGAGTTCGCGCCGTTCGGCAAGGTGGCGCACCGGCACGGTGGCACGGTCGACGGCGTGGAGGTGGATGGATGACGGCGCACACCGAGACACCCGACGACGTCGAAGAGGCACTCGTCGCCTACCTCGGCGACCTGCGCGACACCGCGATCACGCGAGTTCCCGGCGACCCGCTGCCGTTCACCCTGGTCCGCCACATCGGCGGCGACGAGAATCCCGACCTCGGGTTCGCCGACCCGCTCGTGTCGATCCGCACCCTATGCGACAAGTCGGCCGGCGAAGAGGCCGCCCGCGACGCCGCCGACGAAACCCACTCGTGGATGCTGCATCTCGCGCACCACCAGGACGACATCGTTATCAGCGGCGGCCGGATCGTGAATTTCGACTACGTGACCGTGGTCGAGTCGCCGCGCTGGTCGAAGTTCGACGACGACCAGGTGCTCTGCAAGATCGCCCGATACGGAATCGGGCTGTCCTACACCCGCAAATAGTCAGCCGAACATTTCCCCGTCGCGGTCGCCGAGGGCCGCGGCGCGCGGCCGCGTGCGCCGCATTCCCGCCGGAATCCTTTCCGGCAGTCCAGTATCCGCGAAAGGAACAACACTCATGGCACAACCGAACACCGGTGTCAGCTTCAAGGCGTCCGGCCTCGGGATCTTTGACACCCTGCGGATTCGCCGCGGCGGCAAGTGGAATCTGCTTGTCCGCGACTACAAGGGATCGGCCACCAACATCAGCCCTAGCGGCGATTTCGGTGCGCCGATGGCCCTCGACGGCAACTGGCGCAACGACCTGCTCGCCGTCAAGAAGAACGCCAGGGGCCAGTGGGTTTACAACAACCAACCAAACCTCGGGTTCCACCTGCTCGGCGCCGCGAACCCCGACGGGTTCGCCCAGGAACACGACATCAACGTCGATGAGCTGGAGATCCTGCAGTCCATCGACCCGGCGCGCGTGGACCTCACGAGCCGCGCGAAGCGCATCGTGTTCACCGGGTACGAGAACAAGCCGCTGCTGCATCGGCTCATCAACGACCTGCCGCTCGACAACATCCTCGACCTCGGTTCGGGCACCTATTTCTCGGGTGAGTCGGCCGAGATCGACTTCGTCGAACGGCAGATGATCCTGATTCACGAGGACAAGGCCGGCGGCAAGCCCGAGCGCGTCGCGTTCCCGGTGCCTCGCTGCGTGCGTACCGGCATCGGCAACCTGACCGGCACCAAGACCGACCCGCTCTCGGCGCAGCTCACGTTCGCTCGGATTCTCGACCCGTGGTTCGTCGACGGCGACGGCGCACCGCTGATCGGTGGTGTGTGGGTGTCCGGTGAGGGTTGGGACGAAAGCGTTGTGCCCGGGCTGACGTTCGTGCCGCCCGCACCGGTGGCGACGCCGACCGGCGCGACCGCGGCCACGATCACGTTCGCCGAGGTGCTCGGCGGTGTGTCGCCGTACACCTACACCGTCGAGAAGTCGGCCAACGCGGACATGTCCTCGTCGTCTGCGGCGACGGTCGGCAGCACCGACGTCACCGATGGCGTCGTGACGCTGACGCTGTCCGGCCTGACCGCGTCGAGCACGTCGTACTTCCGGGTCAAGGTGACCGACGCGGACGGCGACGTCGCGCTGTCGATGGTGACCAACGCGGCCACGCAGCCGGCGTCCTAACAAGTCTCCCCGGCGGGCGTTTTCGGCTGGCGCCCGCCGGGGCCACCACCTCACAGCCGAGCCAGCCGAAACCCCAACAGCCGAAAGGACAGTCGAACCATGACCGATACCGACAAGGCCACCGCCGAGGCCCAGGAACAGGCCGACACCTACGACAGCTTCGCCCGCTCGGGCAAGATCACGGCGCTCAACGGCGCCACGTTCACGGTGCGAAACCCGCTGTTCTTCAACGCCGATCAGCTCACCGCGTACAACCGGCTGCACCACCGGATGAACCAGTGCGACCGGTGGCCCGACGTCGAGAAGCCCGAGCAGCGGATGAAAAGCCGCCAGCCGGACGGCACCGAGGTCGAGACGTTCGTCGGTGCTCACACCGTGCGCGGCGACTACATCGAGCCGTACCAGGAGAACGGCGTTCTGGTCGAACCGCCCTACGAGGTGCAGGTGTGCCAGATCGTGATGGGCGACGAGGAATACGAGAAGTTCGCCGCGGCCGGTGGCAGCCCGCGCGAGGTCGTCGAACTCGTCAAGGGACTGCGTAGCGGCGTGGTGAAGCGGGCCGATGCCGACTCGAAAAGTGATGCAGGCGTTCGCGTTCTGGAGGATGGCACCGCGGCAGATCGCGAGTGATCTGCGCCGGTTCTTCCCGGGTTGCCATATTCGGGACTGGCACCAAGGCCGCATGAGCAGCTACGAACTGCTCGAACTGTTCGGCGTCACCGTCGCCGAGGACGAGGAATCCGAAACGCGCACCATCGTGGTCGAGTGGCCGCCCGAGTTCGGCGCGGTGGCCGCGGTGGTGCGCGACGGCGACCGGCCCGAGTGGCAGAAGATGCTCGCCCAGGTCGCGAACATCTCGGCGCTATTCCGTTCCGCGCATCTGCCCAAGGCCGACACCGAGGCTTACGGCGAACAGTTGTTCTTCCCGATCAGCAAGACGCGCGAGTTCATCGAGACACAGCAGGCCGTCGCCGATGGCGAGCTGTTCTCGTTCGTCTCCGACTAGGAGGTGTTGAGCCATCGCTATCCATCTGGACATCTATACCCGACTGCGCGACAACGATATTCGGCGTGACGCCGACCGGCTGCATCGCGAGTACGACCGCGCAGGGCGCTCGGCGGGTGCGGCGTTCGGTGACCAATTCGCGGCGGGTGCTCGGCGCTCGACGCCGGCGGTCACCCGCGCGATGTCGCAGGTGGAGCGCGCGACCGACAAGGTGGCGGCTGCGCTCGGCCGGGTGAACGTCGAGCAGGCCAAGTACGACGACCTGGTGCGGTCGGGTTCGGCGAGCCGAACGCAACTCATCACGCAGTACGAGCGGCTCACGACGGCGCAGCGTCGCCACCACTCGACGATTCGGGATGCTGTTCGCGCGCACCGTGATTTGTCGGCGGCGACCGCGGCGGCTGCCTCGCCGATTGGCCGGATGCTCGGCGCTGTTGGGCAACTCGGCGGTACGGCGGCTGGCAGTGCGGCGAGTGTCGCCCGTCTCGGCGGCGCTATCGGTGGCCTCGCGACCGCTGCCTCGGTCACGGTCGTAGTCGCCGCGGCGGCCGAGATGCTGTTCGATGTGGGCCGCGCTGCGGTCACCGCGACGCAATCGCTGTGGCTGTTGCCCTCGGCGCTCGCCGCCGCCGGTACCGGGTTCGCCGCGCTCAAGATCGGGTTCCTCGGGTTCGCCGACGCCGTCAAAGAGGTTCGCGACCCCGAGAAGTTCGCCGAGGCACTGCAATCGCTGTCGCCGAACGCGCAGCAGGCGGCGCTGTCGATCCGCGAGTTGATGCCCGCGTTCGACGGATTGAAGAACAGCGTGCAGGACTCGCTGTTCGCCGGTGTGGCGCCGCAGATCGAGGCGCTCACGCAGCAGTACCTACCGACGCTCGAGGCGATGCTGTCCAGCGTCGCCGGGGCGTTCAACACGATGTTCAGCGACGCGGTCGGTGTGCTGCAGGCGAATCCCGATCTCATCGGGAACATCTCGACCAACGTTCAGGCCGCGTTCCGTAACCTCGCGCAGGCCGCCGGCCCGCTCACCGAGGCCCTAACCCGGTTGGTGAGCGTCGGGTCGGATTTCCTGCCAGGGTTGGCCGACGCCGCGGCGAACGCGGCCACCGAGTTCGCGAACTTCGTGGCCCAGGCCGCCGCGACCGGCGATCTGCAGCGGTGGATTCAGGACGGCATCACCGCAGCAAAGGAACTCGGCGGCGCGATCTGGGATATCGGCAAGATCATCTACGACACGTTCGGGTCGGCCAAACCTGAAGAGTTCCGGCAATCACTGAACAGCATCGTCAACGCGATTGATTTCATCGGCGATGCCATCACCGGGCTGCAAACGGTGTGGAACGGGTTCGCCACGGCCGCCGAGTGGGCGATCAACCGCGTCATCGACGCCGCCAACACGTTGTTGACCCCGCTGCGGGCTGCTGCGGGCATTCTCAGCATGTTGCCGGGTGTCGAGATGCCTACGGCGATCCCGTATGTCAACGCGCCGGTGGCGGGCACCCCGGTTCCTGCGGCGGGTGCCGCGGGCGGCATCGGCGGCGCGGCTGCCCTCGGCGGCCGCGCGGGCACCGGCGGGCTGGCCGGGTTGGCCGGCCCGACCGGGTGGTCCCCGCGCCCGGTGCCCGCGCCGCCGCCGGACAGCAGCCGTGGCAGCGGGCCGCGGTTGCCCGATGCGCCGGTGGTGCCGTACGACTCGACGCTGCCACCCGGGTTCGAGGGCATGGCGCAAAACGCGGCCGGTTTCTCGGCGCTGTCGAGCTACTTGGACGCCCGCCACGACCTGGCCGAAAAACAGGCCCGGTTGGAGCAACTCGAACGCGACAACAACGCCACGGCCGATGACCGGTTGAAGGCCCGCAACGACGTCATCGAGGCCGAGCAAGATCTGCAGGCCGCCGAGTTGCGGCTGTACGAGGCCCGCGACAACGCCTACGAGCAGATGGTGAAGTCGGGCAACCGCTACGCCGCGCAGCTCGGCGACATCGGCGCGCAACTCGACCAGGATTTCGGGATCAGCAAGGGACTGGCCGGGATCGCCGAGAACATCACCAAGTTCGTTGCGAACCTCGCCGCCGCGCCGCTGCTCGGCCAACTCGGCGCGATCAGCCAGGCGTCGCCGTCGCAGGGCGGCCACGGCCTCATGGGAATCCTCGGCGCGCAGGGCGCGTTCGGCCCGCAGTTCACCGGCCTCGCCCAACAGCAAGGCTACGGTTACGCCGCGTCGGCCCTCGGGCCATCGGCGCTGCGGCCCGGTGCCGGGTACCTCGGTGACGCGGCGCTGCTGGCGAACGTGCCCGCAGGCACCTACTCGCAGACCGGCATCGCTGACCTGACCCGCGGCATCGGTGACTGCTCAAGCGCGGTCGAGGATCTCGTCAACCTGCTCGACGGGCGGCCGACCGGCGGCCGGTCGATGTCGACCGGGAACGCCGCCGAGTGGCTGACCTCGCGCGGGTTCCTGCCCGGCACGGGTGGCCCCGGCGATTTCCGCGTCGCGTTCAACAGCAGCCACATGCAGGCCACGCTGCCCGGTGGCACCCCGTTCAACTGGGGCAGCCAGGCCGCGGCGGCCCGCCGAGGGATCGGCGGCACCGGCGCAGACGACCCGGCGCTGACGCAGCACTACTACCGGCCCGTCGTCTCGCCCGGTGCGGCGGGTGTCATGCCGGACAGCCTGCTCTACTCGCCGGCCAACACGAACCCCGCGCTGACGAACCCCGCCGCGTCGATGGCGGGTGTGTCGGCCGCGCCGTTCACGCCCGGGCAGTACGGCGGCGTGGCCCCGACATCGGGGCCGGGTGGCGGTGGCATCGGCCTCACCGGCGGCGGCGCAATCGGCCTCGCGATGGAGGCCGGCGGCGCTGCGCTCAACGGCCTGGCGCCCGGTGCGGGCCAGGCCGCGCAGACCGGCATCAAAGAGATCAGCCGATTGATCGAGTTCGGTTCTCAGGCAGTCGGTATCGGCGTCAACGGCGCCATCGAGACGCTGGTGCCGTTCGGCGGGTCGGAGATGGCCGCGAACAACTGGATCACCCGCATCGCGGGCGCGTTCGCCGGCGCCGCACCGGCATTGCCGAACCTCGCCGGCGATCAGGCAGGCCCGAGCGCCGAGCAGGTCGCCGGTGCCGACCCGAACGCCACACAGCACGGCCAGGCCGCGGCGCAGCCACCCGGCCCGGTGAACATCACGGTCAACAACCAGCGCGCCACCGAGGACGGCACGGGCCGCGACATCGCGTGGCACATGCAGCAGGCCAACATGACGCCAGGGAGGGGATGAGATGGCGACCAAGCGTTACCCGGCCGGACAGATCACCCCTCACGGCTGGTATCACGTCACGAAGGGCACCCGCCCGATGATGTGGCTCGAATCGTGGGACAAGACAGCACGATTCGACCTGCTCGGTGGTTTGGCCGCGCCGTTCCACGACCCGACCGAACCGGAGTGCGTGGAGCTTGTGAGCCTCAAGGGTCTGATCGCGCCGTGGAAGCACATTCAGCAGAAGGGCGCGACGCAGGACGGCATCACACATGTCGATGCGCTGCTCGATCCCAACGAAATCGAGATGGTCGTCAACTGTGTTGGGCGCACGCCGAATCACGCCGTCGAGGTGGCCCGCGATCTCATCGCGTCCATTGATGCCATCAACACCGCCACGGTCAATTTCCTGACGCCCGACCTCGGGCATTGGTGGTCGGATATTCGGTGGCTCAACGGCGCACCAACCGATCCGGTCAACATCGTGTCGCAGGGCAAACCGTTGTCGCTGCGGCTGCAAGGCGATGCCGGCTTGTGGCGGTCGTACGACCACGTGTCAACGTTCACGTTCTCGTACGAGGACATGACCGACACATTCACCGCGGATAACCGATCCACCCAGGATCTCGGTGACATTCCGCAGTATTACACCGGCAGCGGCGGCGGCTACTGCACGTCGAACGGCGACCGCATGATCTGGGTCGACGACCCCGACGACCCGTTCGGCACGCACTCACGGCGCGTCATCAACGGCCCGTGGCCGGATTTCGAGACCGCCACCGACAACCAGGTCATCTCGCAGGTTCACGGCACCGTTCAAGAGTGGTCGACGCCGAAAACGTCGTGCAACATTCTCGGCGGCCGGATGGGGCGCGACGAAGACGGCGCGTGGGATGGGTCCGGTGTGTTCGTCGAGTACGGCATCGGCTATATCCGGCTGTTCTACACAGTGGATTTCGAGGAAACCACCCTGCGCACCGAGCATCTGCCGATACTCATCGCCCCGGCCCCGGGCGAAAAGTTCACCCTGGTATGCGGATACGACGGCGACCCGCGCATGTTCAAGGTGCTACGCAACGGCAACGTGATCCTGTCGCACAAAGAAACGGGCACCGGGTCGCCGCTCGGCCCAAACAACCGCGGCGTCGGTAACGGAATGTTCGCCGCCGCAGCTCTGCTCACGCAGGCCACCCCGGCGGCCATCCGCAAGATCTCGGCCGGCGACAACGCCTCGGTGACGCAGTCGGGATGGCTCGACATGGTCAACATCGGCGACCAGAAGATGTACTACGACTACACCGTGTTCGGGCCGGGAACGTTCCGGCTCTACGACGGCCCCGGCAGTAACGAGTACGTCGAGTTTGGGCCGATCCTGCGGAACCAGATCGTGTTTCTGCGCACCGATCCACGCGTGAACACCACCCTCGTGCAGGATCTCACGGTCACGCCGCCCTCGCCGCAGGACTTGAACATCTTCCAAGAGGCTGTTGCGAAGCTGCTCAAGGCAACCGGTGTGAACGGCACCGCGATGGAAAACCAGATCAAGTCGCTGTTCGGTATCCGCACCGCGCAGGGCAATCTCTACAAGTACCTCAAGGGCCGGTTCTCCGAGCGGGCCGCGATCCCGCCGAAACCCGCCGGCCAGCCGGCACCGACATATCACGTCAAGGTCGAGATCGTCGGCGGCGACGCTGATTCCAAGATCATCGCCGCTGGCACACCACTGCGGAGGTATCCGCTCTGATGGTCGTCGAGCAATCCGACCTCGATGTGTGGCGTGCCGCGGTCCAGTCCGGCAACCCGTACCGCATGGCGACGACCGCGCGGTGGCTGACCGAGAAGAAATCGAAGGTCGACACCGAGTTTCGGTTCACGGTGTGCGACAAGATGTGGCAGCCCATCGGCTACGTCGGCAACGACCTGATGGAAGGCTCGGGCGCGAGTCCGGTGAACGACACCCCGACCGGGCGCCTGGTGCTCAAGGGCAACAGCCCGTTGATCCCGATGTTCATGGACTGCCGCAACACCCTTGTCGGTGTCATCGTGGAAACCGCGGGTATCCGTGAGGCGTTCTACACCAAGGTTCACCGCTACCGGTACGAGAACAGCGAGTGGACGGGCACCGTTGAACTACGCGGCATTTGGGACATCCTGAACTACTACGTCATCTGGCCGTCGTGGTGGTTACCGATTCAGGCGCAGCCGATCTCACACGCGGTGTTCATGTGGGCGTTGCAGACCGTGCTCGAGAACATGGTCGCCGAGTGCGCGATCCGATTGCAGTCGGGCTGGCTCGAGTTCATCAACAACGGCCTGTCGTTGAACCCGCAACTCAAGGCGTGGCTCGGCACCGTGCTGCAGGCACTCAAACGTGACGGCCTGAGTATCGACACGTTCACGCGCATGTTGCGCACCCCGATGTACGTCAAGCGGACGAACCCGTTCCTCGACACCAGTCCGATGGCCGCCGAAACGGTGCGCATGGAAACCGTTGGGCAAGTCATCAAGAGGATCACTCGGCCGTACGGTGTGACCGGCAGCGTCGACCTATTCCTGCCTGGTGATCCGCAGCCCGACCAGTGGGTGACCCTCGACCAACCGACCTACGTGTTCTCCACGCGCGACGGGTCGCAGATCGAGGGTCCGACGAAAACTGTTGCCGATTCGGTCATCCGACAAGTGGTCGACCTCGGCGGCGCGCTCGGCAGCATCTTCAAACCGGTCATCAAGCAGGTGCCCGGCATGGAGGGCGTGTTCTACGCGCCGAAGCTCGGCGTGGATTTCGAGCAGCCGTACGCCTACGTGGTGGCACCCGAACCGGGTGAGGACTCGTCGATCATCTCGTGCGAGATCGCCGACCACACGCCCGAGGGCTGGCAGCACATCATCGGCGGGCGCAGCCCAAAGTGGTTGAACGACTTGCTCAATGCGACGTTCGCATGGGCCATCGACAGCCTGATGATCGCGGTCGGATTCACCGGCATTCCGAGCGATCTGCTGTCGGGTTTCCTCAACAATGCGTTCCTGGCGTTCCAGCTCGTGCAGCACTACGAGCGACGCGACGAGGTCGGCCCCTACCACCCGGCCATCGAGCGTATGCACCCGACCGCGTCGGCGCCGTACAACGTCGAGACGATGTTCGCGTTCATCAACGCGCTGTTCGACTCGCAGGGCCACACCACCGCGCAAGTCACATTCCGTAACGGCGACCAATACGCGCTCGGCCGCGACATTTTCAAGGGCAGCCTCATGAGCCTGGTCTATCTCGCCAGGACTCGGATGGTGACCGACTACGTCACCAACTACATGTGGCGCATCACGCCCGACGAGCGCACGGTCACCGTGCAAATCGGCGACGGCCGCCGGCACGAACCACCGCTCGCCAAGATCCAACGGTTCATCACCGAGGCGTTCGAGGCGATCAACGCACTCACACTGGCCCCACAATCCTGATGGGAGACAACACTTATGGCATGGCCCATCGTTGACTACAACGGCGCCCCGCACTACCACGGGCAGGGCGATTTCTTCATCCCAGTCGACCCGTCCACCGGAATGGCGGTCATCATGCTGCGCCAGGACGGCGGCATCGCCTCGGGCATCGTCGGCGTCGAGAAAGGCGACCCCGGTGTGCCGCCGAATTTCGACCCCGACATTCCGGTCACCGAGCTGGCGCACGACGACCCGACCCCAGCGTCGGGCACGTGGACGCAGATTTCGCCGCCGAGCGGTGACGACCCCGGCGTATGGCAGATGAGTCTCTCGCTGCACGGCCCCGCGCCGGCCGAGGCCGGCGGCGGCAGCATTCCGACGCCGGCCGATTTCGGCGGTGGCACCGCGGGCCAGGTGCTCGCGGTCAACAGCGACGCAGACGAGTTCGAGATCGTCGACCAGAAGATTCCCGAGGTGTTCTACCCGGGCGAGATCGACAATGTCGGGTCGGGCAACGTGAACGCGACGCTGTGCCCGATCTCGATTCCTGCTCGGCCGTGGGCGCGGCGCGTGCGGGCACAGGGCTACACCGTGGTGACCGGTGAGGCCGCCGATGTGCGCGTCGACCTTGTGGCGCGGCTCAAGAACGAATCGGGCGGCAACATTGTTGGTCACTGCATCGGCATTGCCGCCACCGAGCGGCTGATGTTCGCACCCGGCAAGCCGATCAACCCGGGCACCGTGTCGGACTCTTACGACATCCTCGCTGCGGGCGAGAGCGCCACTCTGTACGTGCGGCTCGAACGTAAGGCCGGTTCCTCGACCTACACCGCGTCGGCGTCGGCGTCGATGTTCTCCGCTGAGGTGTGGCCGCTCTGATGTCCATCGAGATGCCTGATTGGGCGTCGAACATTCCCTCGGCGCCCATCCACCAGACGCGGCCAGGTTCGGAGATCACGCGCCCGTTCACCGCTCAGCAGCTGCACGAACTCGGCGGGCAGTTGGTCGAGCAGTTCCTCAAGCAGGTGGTGCTCGCGTTGGCCGGCATATTCGTTCCAGGCAAGCTCGGCTCGGCGTTCGACCAATTGCGCGACTGGGCCGACAACCTCGGTGACGAGATCACCGACCAGATCCGCGACAACGCCGGTATCGACCTGTCATCGTGGGAGGCGTTTCTGGCGTCGCTCGATGACGGCAAGGGCATCGACCTGCCGTTCATCACCGCGTTCATCGCTGGGGCGCAGCAGTTTTTCGACGGCATCGACTTCACCGCGCCGGATTTCGATCCGCAGGACGCGGCGCGCGAGTTTGTGCGCACGGTCGTGCAGCCGTTCCTCAACATCGTGTCGCGCATCGTTCCGGCGCTGCTCGGGCCGCTGCCGATCGGGTTGCTGACCGACGAGAAACTCACGCTGCTGTACGAGGGCGGGTTCGACGACCCGGTGACCATCGTTGAGGGTTCGGGGTGGACTCATGACGCGACCGATGGCGCACCGGGCAGCACACCGCTCGGCTGCGCCGTGGTCGACTGCGATGGCCAGTGGCACGTTATGAGCACCGAGCCGCAGCCCGTCGCGCCCGGGTGGGTGCTCAAGGCCGGGGCGCAGGTGAAATACCAATCGGTGGTCGCTGCGGCGGGCTCGAACGCTGTTCGTATCGAGCTGGTGCCGTACAACGGCGACACACCCGGCACGGCGGTGTGGCTGGCGAGCGACGAGTCGCCCTCGGGCACACATGATTGGGATGACCTCAACGCATGGGGCACGTACACCGTGCCGGCGTCCGGCGTTACTCACGTGGCCGTGCAGGCGGTCGTGTCCGATGCGGCGACCGGCGGCCGGGTCAAGGCCGATAACGTGTATTTGCAGGCGACGCAGAAGATTCCGCAGGGGTTCACCAAAGACCTGCCCGAGGACCTGGCGTCGCTGCTGAATTTCGTTCGCACGTGGGTCGAATCAGCGTTGTCGGCGTTAGGCATCACCCCGTCGGGCAACCTGCTCGACGATATCTTCGACCTATCCGACGAGATCGAGTGGATTCGCGATCGCGCGCAGGAGGGTGCGCAGGACGCTGCCGAAGCGTTGACGAACCTCGCGACGTTGGCGAACAACCTGCTGCACAATCCCGGCGCGGTGCTGGGCCAGATCGGCCAGGACCTGGTGGAAAACCTCGAGGACGACCTCGCCGACGCCGGTGACGCCATCGCGGATGTGTTCGATGACATCCGCGACACGTGGCGCGACATCTTCAACGCCATAACCGGCCGCAACGAGACCACATCAAGCCGCGATGAAGCCGCGGCTCAGGTCGCCGAGCTCGCAGCCACCACGGCGGCCAACGCGGCTCTTCTGGCTCAGCTCCAAGCCATCGCTGACGGTGACGGGAGCGGTGGTGTCTCCGGTAGCGATGACTTCGAGCGCGTGAACACGACCGGTATCGGCCCAGGTTGGGATGAGTCGTATTCGGTCAGCACGGCGACGGGCGGCATGTACCAGATTGCCGACGGTCACCAGGCCGAGCTGGTGCCGGTTGGGTCGAGCACCCAGAGTGGTCTGTTCCTACGGTCGCTCGATCAGCCGGATGCCAAGACTGAAACCAACTTTCAGAAGGTCACCCTGGTCCTGGGGACCAAGGTGGCAGGCGCTAATGCCATCGACCGGATCTATGGTCGTGTCAGCGACGATGGAACGCAGTATGTGTTTGCCGAGCTGGGGCAGGGGCTGTCATTTCCGACGCGAATTCGTCTGGGGTACAACATCGGCGCAGGTGAGGTCATCACCTACAGCGGTGAGCTGAACGCTGCGCGGTCACCTGGTCAGATTTGGTCGCTGCTGTGTGGGACCGGTGCCAACGCGCGGGTGTTCGGTCTGGCGTTGGGTGGCTCAACCATTGCCGGATGGACCGACTCAGGCAACGTCAGCGGAATGGGTGCCGGGTTCCGGCGCTGGGGGTGGGGCGGCGCGTCGGCCACCTTCGTCGGCGCTCTCAAGCTGCCGTCATCCATCACCCGTGTCACAATCGCCGACAATACCCCAGTCCCCGTGCTGGGCACGACGTTCCGCGCCTACCGGGCCAACACCACAGCGGTGACGTTCTCGCTCGACAACGCTTCGGGACGGCTGGAGAACGTGTTCGACACCCTGGAGTACATCTCCTCTGACCTGGTGTGGAACCCGGCCACCGCCACGATCACCGTCACCAAGACGGGGACCTATCTGGTGTCGGCGCGACTCGCGGCCAACGCTGACATCACGACCAGCAGCATCTTGGCCCTGGAGCTGTTCGTCAACGGGGCGCGAAGGACGCGCACCGGCGACAAGCTTGTTGCCGCATCAGGTATCGGGTCCGGGTCCGGTAACGACCGCGAGGTCGCTGGCGCGGCTCCGGTCTACCTGCAAGCCGGGGATCAGTTGTCGCTGTGGCTGTACCTGTTCAACCGGTCTGGCGGGGCCACAGTCAACTTCCCGGTGACCGGCGATGCCGGCGGCATCAATACCTGGTTCACCATGACCAAGGTGGCCTGACATGCCGTGGTCATACCCCCCGACTATCCAGGAGCTGGCCCACGAGCCGGCGTGGTTCCCGACACCACCAACGCCCGATCCTCTTGAGCACCGACCCGCGTGGTTCCCGTGGTACCGGTTCACCGCGACCGACTCCGGCGTCGGCGAAGACAGCGCGTTGGTCGTGCCGCGCCTGCTTGCGGCCGACCGCGGCCTCGGCGTCGATGCTGCGTCGCTGACGCGCGTCGGCACGTTCGGCGTCGACGCTGGCCTCGGTGCTGACTCGGCGGACATGGCGCCCGAGCTGCTCGTGCTCGACTCGGGTATCGGCGTCGACGAGGCGGGGCGCATCGGCCTGCATGGCGTCGACGGCGGTCTCGGCGCCGACAGCGTAGTTGCGATGAAACCTGGCTTTGCGGCGGTTGATTCGGCGGTCGGCGCGGACATGCTGACGTACCTCAAACCGGGTGTCACCGCTGTCGACGCCGGTCTTGGCGCGGACGCGGGAACCATCGCATTCACTCCAATGTCGCCGGTCGCGACCAGCTACACGACTGCTGGCACGTTCACCTACACGATCCCGGCGTGGTGCCGCTACATCGACATCGTGCTCTGCGGTGCGGGCGCTGGCGGTTCCGGCGGTGCTGGCGGGTTCGGTGTCGGCTCGGGCGGCAACGGCGGCGCATGGGCTTCTGTGACCATCGAGCGTGGTGTGCATATCCCCTGGACTGCAACGACGATCACCATCGTCGTCGGTGCTGGTGGAGGCGGCGGCTCGGGCGGTGTGCTCGGCGCCGATGGGTCGCCAGGCCAGCAGTCGACGGCTTCTGTGTCTGGCTGGAGCCTGGCCGCTGCAGGTGGCACCACCGGCGGGTTCGGGGCTGGGCAGGGCGGCAAGTCACCCGGAAATCACAGCTTCAACGGCTCGACGTACATCGGTGGTAGCGGCGACAGTACCCCACCCGGTTCAGGCGGGCGCGGCGGTAACGGCGGCTTGTTCTCTGGGTCAAACGGTTCGACCGGCGCCCCCGGTGGCGCTTGGGCGCGTGCCTATCAGTAAGAGGAGAAAAAGAAGTGGAGCTGCTGTTCGTTCCCTGCCCATTATGCGGATTTGATGTGGCGGTTCCGCTACTCAGCGAGGGCGACCATATGCGCGCCCCAGATCTGTTGCCCAACATGAACTCTCACGTCATCTCGGTCCACGAGATGGACGTGAGCGGGATGTAACGAAGAGAGGGTTTCAATGGCCACGTATGAAGCTGCCCACCGGCGGGCCTGCGCCGCGGCGATCTGCGCGCTCGGCAACCGAATTGGTCTCTACGCCGGATCAACCCGCGTCGGCACCGTCTACGGCGACACCACATGGGGCACACCGGTCGACATCACCGAGGGCGGTGTCGACAAGGCGCAGGTGACCGGATCGACCGTGACCATCACGATCCCAGGCGGCACCGTCTCGAACGGCACCGTCATCAACGGCTACGGCATCTTCAACGGATCGACGTTGCTACGCCGCGAAAGCCTACCCGCGAGCATCACCGTCAACGACGGGTCGCAGACGTTGAACGTCGACGTGACACCACGATTCAAGTATCGCGGCGAATGATGGACCGCTACACAGTGTTCGGCATCGAAAAACCGTTCCCCTGGGCAGGTCTCGGTATCGGACTGCTCGGCGGCCTGGTGATCACCGGTCTGCTCTCGTGGGCGTTCGCCACCGGCAGCGTGGCGCTCGTCGAAAAACTCATCGACGACCGTCCCGACTTCTGACCTCCTGATTCCATCGACCCCGCCACCACGAGGTGCGCGGGGTTTTTCTCTGCCCGAAAGGACAAGCCCGTGGCTGAAAAGCTGCTGCCGTACGACCGCAGCATCGTCCCGCAGGAAACCGGCTACTGGTGCGGCCCCGCGGCGACGCAAGTGGTGCTGAACTCGCGCGGCATCATCAAGGCCGAATCCGACCTCGCGCGCCAGATCGGCACCACCACCCGCGGCACCGACTACGTGGGCCTCATCGAGCGGGTACTCGATGCGATCGTGCCCGACGCCCGCTACACCTCGGTATACATCGAGAACGACCCGCCGACCTCGGCGCAGAAAGAAACCCTGTGGCGCAACCTCGTTGCGTCGATCAACGCCGGGTACGGCGTCGTCATGAACTGGGTTGCGCCGCCGAGCAACAAGCCGCGCGGCGTCAAAGGCAGTGTGTCGCCGTCCTACTCGGGCGGCACCACCTACCACTACGTGGCGGCGATGGGCTACGACGACAACCCGGCCGCCCGGGCGGTGTGGATCGCCGACAGCGGATTCCGGCCGTACGGGTATTGGGTGAGTTTCGATCAGTGCGCCACCCTGATCCCACCGAAAGGCTACTGCTACGCCGCCGCCGCGCCGGTCGCCCCCGCGGCACCCGCGCCCGCCACGCAGTTGAGCACCAAGGACCAACACGCGCTGACCATCATGCGCAAGGGCCAAGAGATGGGTGTCACGCCGCGCGGCATCAAGATTGCGCTCGCCGTCGCGCTGGTCGAGTCGAACATCACCGTCTACGCGAACCCGAAAGTTCCCGAGTCGATGGTGATCCCGCACGAGGCGGTCGGCACCGACGGCAAGTCGGTCGGCATCTTCCAGCAGCAGGTGGTGTGGGGCAACGGTGCCTGGTGGTGGGCCGACGCCGCGACGTGCATGGACCCGGCCAGCTCGGCCGCGCTGTTTTACGACCGGCTGCTCAAGCTCGACTACAACAACACCTCACGCTCGCCCGGCTACTACGCCCAGACCGTGCAGCAGTCGGCGTACCCGACCCGCTACGACGAGCGGTTCGCCGAGGCCGAGCAGCTCTATGACCGACTCATCTCCCAAGTCACCCCCGCTGATCCGATCGAGGAGTTACTGATGTCCAACCTGCGAGTCCCGTCACTGTCTATCTACGCCACCCCGGGCGAACCGGACGTGCCGATCGTCGACATGATCCGCGCGCTCGACGCGCACGGCGACCACGAAAGCTACGTCGAGCGCCAAGCGCTGCTTGGCGACACCGACGCCATCGCCCGCATCGTGCGCACCGCTGCCGGTAAGGGCAAGTACGGCAACGCACCCGGCCCGGTCAACCAGGCCAAGGCCGCGCTCAAGCAGATCGAGGCCGTCAACCCGGCGGCGCTTCAGCAGTTCCTCGCCAACCAGAAAGGTGCATGATCATGACCACGATCCGGCAATGGTTCTATCTCATCTCCGCGGCCATCACCCCACTGATCGCGATCCTCGTCGCGCTCAACCTCATCAGCGAGGGCCAGGGCAACCAGCTGCTCGCATTGCTCACCGCCCTCGGCGGCCTGATCGGCGGCGGCGCGGCCGGCACAGCAGGTGTCATCCTCGGCAAGCAGCGCAAAGACGGCACACTGGTTGTCGCCGCCCCGGCGGACGCGGCCATCACCGCGATCGAGCAGACCGTGCAAGCCGCGAACGACGCCAGCGCCGAGGTCGACCGCGTCAAGCAGGCCGCGTCCGACGCGCTCGGCACCGCGTTCGACTCGGCGACGTCCACCCTCGGCCCGTTGGCGCAGCAGGCCCTCGACCGGGTGCGGCTGCTCGGATGATCGACACGCTACATTCGGCCGTCGACGTTGCCGCCGAACTGTACGAGCCTGACGACACCATCGGGCTGCTCGGCCTGGTCGTCGCCAACGGCGGGTCCATCATCGCGGCCATCGGCACCATCGTGGTCGGCGTCATCACCGTTCGCGGGCAACGCAAGGGCCGCGACCGGTGGTCACACGACCGCGAGACGCTGCGCGAGATCCACGAGGAAACGGTTAACAGCCATCGCGGCAAGTCGAACATGCGTGAGGATCTCGACAAGGTGCTCGACGGCATCACCGCGCTACAGCACGGGCAAGAGCTGCAAGCCGCGGCGATCAGCGCGTTGCAACAGGGCCAGGAGGAACAAGCCGCCGCGATCAGTGACATGAGGCGCGACATCGGCGGCATCCGCGAGGAGATCCGCACCGAACGCAAGGAACGCATCGCCGGTGACCGGCGACGCTGTGACTCAGGACAACAAGGATAGAGACGTAAGGGCCCATTAGAAGGGCCTCAAGACTCACTCACCTGTAGCGTCGTCAAACGATTCGCGTGCGGAAGCCAAAGAGCTGTCAGCCCTTTCGAGAGATTCTCGGTACCTGGACTCCGCTGATCTCAGCTGTCTCGATAGCTTCTTCTGTTCTTTCACGCCACCGAGCAGGGATACAACAATGCGATCGACATGAGCCGTTGTGAGTTCGATCAGCCCGGTGCTGCCTGTATACAACCGCTCCACCTGGTCGTGGCCGAACCCGCAACGGAGGTAGTCAGCGAGGTAGTAGGGGTCAACCACCGTGGGGTCCGGGCGGATGATCGTGACGTGCCCCTCCGCCAACGCGGGCTCGTTGCGATCCCACACAGCTGTCTTACCCAGCGTGCCGTCTCCTGTGGAGCTTAGGAGAACATCGCCCTTCTGGAGTTTCGCCGTGTCGGGCATCTGTTCAAACTCGGCTTTCTCAACCCAATCAGCACCTGTCAGGTCAACACCACCGAATCGCGTAATTGCGCTGCCCGATTTAACGACCACGGCGTATCCGTCTGGTTCATCGACGTAGAGCGAAGAGTTGGGCGACTTTCCACGCGCCGTCTCGATGGTGTTGAGTTTCTGAATCGTGGGCGCGCCCGCACTGATCAGGGCTTCTGTTCTCTCGCGGACCGACGGCTCCCAGTACTTGTAATCCCACCGCAGAGTCGAGTCGCTTGCCACATCGTTCGATATCACATCGAATGCGGTCCAGTGACTACCTGCGCGAGGGGACCCCTGTGAAGGGTCAGTCAACCCTGCAGCAAGCGAATCCCGCACGGCCGCAAAGTCGAAGCCTCTGATCTCTTCGCCCGTCCCGTGGTACCCGAGGCTATCGAGTGTGCCGAACGCAATAGGATAAGTCGACAACAGGTCAATATCCTGGATCTCCTTGCGTCGCAGCAGGAGTATGCTGCTCCGAACATTAATCTTGTTCGGTTTGAACGTCACATCTGGCAGCCGCAGAACAGCCAGCAGGTCTGCATGCTGCATCACCCAGCGGCGTAGTTCCGTACCCGTGCTGGTGTTAAGCAAACCTTCATCAATGACCGTGCAAATAAGCCCGCCGGGTTTGGTGGCCAGCACCATGCGTTGAAGAAACATGTGCTGGCCCTTGCCTCCTGGCACAGGGTATTCGGCGGCCTCCGACGGACTCAATGAATCGCCTTCGGTGGTCCCGAACGGCGGATTCGTGAGGATGAAGTCATACAGCGCCTCGCCCATCGGCCAAACGGCCGCGCTCGGGCGAATCGAGTTCTCGCACCTAATATTAGTGTGCCCGTCTCCCGCGATGATCATGTTCATCTTGGCGGCAGATGCAACACCCTCGTTGGCGTCACAGCCGTGGAATACGTCGACTTTGAGTCGGCGAGCGAGATCCTCCCGGGTCGCCCTCGTAATGCGACGGGCTGCTAACAGCGAATCGAGTTGATTAAGAGACGCATTGAGTGTGTACACAAGGAAACCGCCCGTGCCGCACGCCGGGTCTAACACCCGCACGTCGCTACCCGCTCGCAAAGCGTTGACGATAGCCTCCCGGCCAATCAACTCGGACATGATGTCAATAACAGGCCTCGGCGTGAAGTACTGACCGAGTTTCTTCCCCTTCAATGTTGCCCGAACGAAGTACTCGAAAGCGGTGCCCTTGACGTCGTGGTCGCTGTCGGTGAACGACACCTTCGCCAATTCGGTAACGAGGTAGTGATACGTCGCCGGGTGGCGCATGTGAAGGTTCTCGGTTAGGACATCGCCGAATTCCAGTTCCTTGATCTGTTTCAGCATCTGATGGACGGCTGACCGGACCTGGTCGGCTTGGGCAGGGGGTCGCTCGGCCAACTCCCAGAACCGGTAGCTGTACGGAAGCTGAAACTGTCCAGCGTCATCCTTCTCTTCCAGAAGCTTGAGGAAGAGAAGCTTCGAGAAGTCGGCGAAGGCGTACTCCTCATTCTTCTCAATGTTGCGAATTTTATTGTGGCACCGCGCAAACAGCTCGTTCAACTGTTTCAGCGGAAGCGACGGGCGGAACGGCAGACTGTCGTCGCCGTCACCAAGAGGGACATTCGTCGCATCTTTCTTCTTGCGAAGAAACTGGACAACGGCCTTCAATTGATCCTTGCTAGGGATCTTGTCGGCGAGTTTCCCGTTCCACAGGATCGGTTCACCATTGTGTGTGTTGTAGACCTGGATGAGTTTGCCGTTGGTCACCACCACGAATGGGGCCCTGACCGCCTTCCCATAGTCGAGCGCTTGTTTAACATCGGCCCTGACAAGGTTGCGTCCGTTTCGTTTCGCCTCCAAGACAAAGTGAACGGTTCTGCCGCCGCAGTTGATCAGCAGGTCCGCATACCCCGACGCGTAACGGTCGGGATGTCTGACGGGCGTCTCATAGTCGATATCGCCCACTATGTCGTACCCGCGACGAGCCAAGTATGGGAGGATCCGCTTGATCACGGTCTCCGTTTCAGTACGGATGCTGGTCATCGTTACCTACCATTGAGAGTCTTAGGGTCACCTTAAGGGCTGCCTGGAGCAGGGTATGACATCGACACCCACGGGTTATGCATCGCACCCACACATTGATCTGAACCGATCGTGTGAAGAGCATAAGGATCGAGGGCGACAACGGAGCGGCGATCCTTACGATCACGAACCACGCCTGGTTGGATGACGAGAGTACCGGGCTTCCCCAGGCTGGCGGCGCGACCAGCTGAGTGCGGACGCTATCCGTGCTTCACCTATCGATCGTCTCGACGGTCCAGCCGCGCACCGTGCCGCGCGGCAGGGTTCCGCGTCGCGGCCAGCCGCTCATCGAGCAGTCGGTCGATTACCCGAACCGAGCACCCCGAGACCCCTCGATACGCCGCCAGCACCCGGAGCTCGGCGTCGACCACCTCAACGGTTCGCATGACGGTTAGACGCAGCCGGGGCGTGGTTGGTTCCCTCGACGCCTGGGGTCTAGCTGCCGCCGCTACTGGTGGCGATGCCGACACAACGGCCAACCGCGTCGTTGAAGTCGCTCCAGTTGTCAATCAGCCGTCGCCCATCGGGGAGCATGGTGTGGCGGCGTGCATCCGAGGTGAGCGCATAGACCGTCGCGTTGCTCATCACCCATGAATCTTGGCTCGACACTCGTTCGCCGCCCGGTGCGGTGATGTTGCCGCCGACGATCACCATGCCAGATGGCCCCGGAATGGACTGCGCGTTCTCTAGGTGTTCGCCGTTGGTGAAGCTGGCATTGATGACGTCCACCACCTTCGCCGGGGCCTCGCTGCATCCCGTCGCCTGAGCAGCTGGCGGCTCAATCGGTGCAGGCACAGCGGCAGTCCGGCCGAGTGCGTTGTCGACAGTTCGAGTGACGGTGGTTGTGGCGGTCTTGCTCGATACGTCGTCTGATGTGCCGCCGATCATGCAGCCGCCCGCACACCCAGCGACGAACGCGCCCGTGGCGATCGCAACCACCATCCCGCGGCCTACCCCGTTAGCCATGCGCAGGATCGTACGACAGCCCGTTGACCGGCGCGGGCAATCTCAGCGCCGTTTGCGCAACGTGTGCTGCACGGCGAACGCCGCCCAAATCAGCGTCCACATGCCGCCCCACATCAGCCACAGCACACCGAACGTGGACACATCGCCCTCGGGATCACCGGCCGTCGCCAACAACGGCAGCCCGAACAGCAGCGTCCCGACGAGCGAGAAGAACGCCAGCAGCGCGAACCCGTAATTCACGGTGAACCGCCGCTCGCCGCCCGGGGCCGCGAGCGGCGGCGCAGCCTGGTGCCCGGTCCAACGCTGACCATCCCAATAACGTTGCCCGCCGTGGCCGGCCGGATCTGGGTACCAGCCTGGAGGCGGTAGCGGTGCGAGTGCCATGCCGCCGGATATTAACGCACCTGTGGCGCGGTGTTAGCTCGCTGCGGACAGTGGCGGGCGGCCTTGCTCGCGGAGTGGCCGCAACGCCCGCCACGGGTCGAGCGAGGTGATCGCATCGTGCATCCGCCCCTCGGGCACCTTGGTGTAGATCTGCGTCGTCGCAATGGACTTATGACGTAGCAGCTCTTGGACGACGCGAATGTCCGTGCCGTTGTCGAGCAGTGTGGTCGCGTACCAGTGACGCAGGCAGTGCGGCGTGCCGCGCACCCCGGCTCGCTTCATCGTGCGGCCGATGATGTCGGACACCGATTTCGACAGGATGTGCTCGCCCTCGTGGCCCCGCATCGGGAACCAGTACCCGGCGGCGGGCATCTCCGAGGCCATCTCGATCAGCAGTGGATGCAGCGGCACCGAGCGCAGCCGTTTGCCCTTGCCCTTGACCCACAGCACGCGGGCCGACATGTCGATGTCCTCGCCACGGATCTTGGCGATCTCATGGACGCGCAGACCGGCGAGCAAGGCGAGCAGGATCATGCGCCGCGTCGACGTCCACATACGGGTCTGCAGCAAAGCCACCACATCGGCGTCGCTGACCGGTCGCGGCTGGCGATCGGGCAACCGGGGAGCCCCGACTTTCACCATCGGGTTGTCCTCGCGCCGGTCGGTGAGCTGCAGCCATTTGAACCAGGCAGACAGGTAGCTGGTGTAGGTGCACGCTGTGGAGTCTGACCAGTCTTCGTGGTCGGCGATCCAGCGCACGAGGTCGGTGGCGCGGATCTTCATGGGCTGTACGCCCGTCTCAGCGTGCAGCAGGTGGATGACGCGCAGGCGCTCGTCGATGGTTCGGCGCGAGAGTCGTTGAGCTGTTTGCCAGATTTCCCAATCGTCCAGTCCGAGCGTCGCCATTGAGGAGTTGTTCACATCGCGAAATTTTGCGGTTTCGAAACCGTCAATTTCGAGATTCGATGTGGATCTGTAGCCCCACCGTGCTCGCTCCGTGGCCATCTCGGTCAGGCCGCCGAGTCGCGGGTGTCGGCGATCCTACGGACGGGAAAGGGACGTACTACGGTCTGGTAATCCGCAGGTCGCTGGTTCGAGCCCAGCTGGGGGCACCATCCGTCGGGGTTGAACATCGGCCCCTGGCCGGTGAACAGCCAGTCGCGGCTGAGGCCGGTCGCGGCCGCGATCTGGTCAACCTCGGCTACATCGAGGACTTGGGCACCGCGGACTCGCTTCGAGAAAGCGCTCGGCGCCATGCCGACAGCCTTTGCTACGTCCTTGCTCTTGGCCCCAGTGGCACTGAGGCCGATGCGCAGTCGGCTCGCTACTTCCTGGTGGAAGTCAGCCCCGGAGGGGTTGAGTTCGATAACCGTAGTGCTCATGGGTGAATACGTTACCCGCTCACTGAATATGCGCAAGATATAGCGCTGAAATTTCCCTCACAGAAACACGCGGCGCTCAAGGTGCTTGACCAGATGCGCTCTGCGCCCTATGAATTTCTCTGTGAGAAATTTAATGCCGCAGAGAGAAGCGAGCGGCGACAGTGTCGCAACTGCCATCCGCATCGGCCTCGCCCGCACAAACAAGACCCAAACCGCACTCGCGCGCCACCTCAAACTCTCCCAGCCATCCGTCCACCGACGCATGTCCGGCAAGGTGCCTTGGCGCATCCACGAGCTGGCCGCCGCCGCCGAGTTCCTCGGCATCACCGTGCCGGATCTGCTCGATGAGGAAAAGGCCACCGCATGATGCCGATGACCGCCGCCGAGATCATCGACCGCGACGCCGAGATCGTGGAGCACTCCAAGCGACTCGGCGATCGCACAGCCGCGCTGCTCGATCGCTACCTGCGCCACGCCGACAACGCCGATCACCTCGCGCAGATCGAGAACCTCGCCGGCCTGCTGCGCAGCGCGCTCGCCTACAACCTTGCTCTCGGCTCCGAGGTCGCGCACTACTGCGGCGAGATGCGGCAGGCGCGCACGGAGCGTGACGAGGCGCTGACCCGGGTGCAGGAACTCGAGGACGAACTCGACGAGCTGCGCGGCGACCTCGCTGCGGGCGTCGCGGCGGCGTGCGGGGGTGACGCGTGATCGGGGTCTTGTTGATCATCGTCGGGCTGATGCCGTTCGTGGTCGGTGCGGTGTGGGCTTGGAAGAACGACCGTGCCTTGTTCAACGCCTTCGCCGTCGTCATGACGTTCATTGCGGCGGTGGTCGTGATCGTCGTCGGCATCTCGATGCTGATTACGGGTGCGTCGTGATCGCCGCGATCGCTGGCCTTCTGCGCGGCGGCGCGGACTTCTTCGATGCGGTCCAGGCGGCATACGACGAGCGGCGCAAGGGATTTGCGGAGCGTGAGGCCGGCGACTTTCTCGACGTCGAAGACCTGGACCTGGTGCGGTCGAGCGAGCTGCAGAGCCCCGTGCCGCCGGGTTACCCGAAGTTGGTCAGGGATGCGATCGACGCCTATTTCGAGATGTTCGCAGAGGTCACTGGTGTGCAGTTGATCGAGGACTCTGCGCGTGTCGAGGGGACGCGGCGCGCGCATACCGCCGGGGAGGTGAGCGCCGAAACCCCCGACGCGGCGCCCTCCCCGGCGGGTCTCGAAGACTCGGAACTTCTGCTCGCCGCGGCCGCCGTCATCGAGATGGACGGCGCGGACATGCTCACGGAGCTCGCCGTAGCCCTTCGCGACCGCGCCGCCCAGTTCGCGGCGCTCGAAGCGACAACAGGCATTCCGCAAGAGAAGTAGGCCCCGCGCTGGTGACGCAGCGCGAGGCCCCATTCAAAAACCGATAAGGAAGGTTGCAATGTCAGCATACCCCTGCGAGGTCCACGAGACCGCTGGCGGTGGCATGGATGCCGTCGTCACCACGCCCGACGGTGAGGTTCTCGCCGGCATGGCGACAAAGCTCAGCCTTGGCCCGTGGACGGTCGCGTTACTCGACGGCCAGGGCGGTCACGCGGCGGCGACCGGGCTTGATGAGTCCACTACGCGAGACCTGTTGCAGTTCCATGCCGCCCTGCTGTCGCGCACGCTGACCGCCGAGGCGGTGGCATCGTGAAGCGCACCACGTTCCACAAGCACACGGCGCGCCGGTTCCTCGCCGCGGTGGCGGCTGGTGCAGTGCTCGCAGGTACCGGGATTGGGTACGCGGCGCACGCGGACGCCGACCCCGGGGTTGGTTGCGAGACGATCGCGGCGCCGGGCCTGCTCGACTGGGGGCAGAAACGCACCATCTGCGACACCCCGCGCCGCGCTAATGGCAGCTGGACGAGGTCGCGGAAGTATTGGACCCCAGCGCATTACGTGCCGGTGTCGTGCTATCGGTGGTCCTGCACGGGCGGCTACTACGCGGGTGACACGGTGGCTCGCTACGAGGAATACGTGGTGTTTGACCACAACGTGCTGCCCGACGAGCCGGGTTGGTTGCCGACCGGATCGGTGGTGATCCGGTGAGTTTCAACGACTCTCGCGTGACGCGCGCGATTTCGCTGCTGCTGACCGAGGAGCCGCGCCTGGTCGATGAGGCGTGCGAGCTGATGGAAGCGTTGTGCGACGAGCTGCCCGCGCCGACAGTGCGACCTGTGATGCCTACGGGTCTCTCGATCGGCGGGTTTCCAATCGTCTTGTACGGCGGCAGGGAATACCTCGCTGTCGATGACAGCGTTCTCGTGTTGCCAGGCGGCGGTGACCGAATGATGCGCCGCCACAAGGGCCGCCACCGCACCGCCGAGGGACGGCCGAGCGTCGACTCGATCCGGCACCGGCTGTGGGCCGAAGGTATGCGCCAGTGGACCGAGCTGTTCAAGCGGACGTGGAACAGCCGGATCGAGGTGTCCCTCTCATTGGAGGGCGACCGGTGAGCACTCGCCAGATCGACATGACGCCGGAGTCGAGCCTCGAGCGGGTTGCGAACATCGCCATCGACGTCGCCGAGAAGATCCGCGAGGACGACCCACGGCGGCTGTACGCCGAGCTGGTCAACCTCGCGCAGTGGCACCCGGCCAAGGCCGCGCAGGTCACGATGGCGCTCGCCGCGTTCTTCAACCCCGACGAGGGCACCGCAACGCTGCGGCGCCGAGTCGAGGCCATCACCGGACATCGGTGCCGCGTGATCGGGGTCGCGTCATGAGCGTGATCTACGGCCTCGGGCTCGTCGAGAACTGGGCATCGTACGAGCCGGATGACTGGACCCTCGGCGCGGCCTGCACGCAGACCGACCCCGAGGTGTTCTTCCCCGAAAAGGGCGAACCCGTTGGCCCCGCTCGTGAGATCTGCAAGCGGTGCGATGTGCGGCAACAGTGCCGGGACATCGCGATTGCCCACGATGAAGAGTTCGGCATCTGGGGCGGTTTGACGCCGAATCAGCGTCGGGCGTTGAAGCGCGGTGTAACGGAACGCGATTGCGAGTGCTGCGGTGGCCCGTTCGTGCCGGGGCGGCCCGAGCAGCGGTTCTGCTCGCGGGAATGCGTGGCGCTCGATCTCTCATCGCGCCAGGCGGTGGCTTCATGACCCGTGCGCTGCTGGTGGCCGCTTGGGTGTTCGGCGGCATCGCGTGGGCGGCGTTCGTGCTGCTGTGCCGCGAGCTGTTCGTCGTGGCCGGGATCTGCTCGGCCGCAGCGACGTTGGCGTGGGGATTCCGCTGCCAAACCGACCCAGATGACTGGTCAGCCGACGAGTGGTGGATCGAGAGAGAGGCCGACTTGGCTTACGAGTGGGAAACCGGCGAGTGGCGGCGCGCCCTCAACGACATGACCGAAACCGAGCGTGCCGTCGCCGCCGATGCGCGCCGAGTGCCCGGCGTGATCGGTGACCGCGACGACGCACGCGACGAGATCGGCGCCGACCGATGAGCACCGAACCATTTTGGGCCGCACACGCCGAGCTGGCCGGCCACTACAAGGACCGCGACGAGTGGCTGCAGTTGCGGCGCACAGGAATCGGATCGTCCGACTGCTCGGCCGTGCTCGGCATGGGCAAGTACGGGTCGCCGTTCTCGGTGTGGGCCGACAAGACCGGCCGGTCGCGCCCGGTCGATGAAACCGAGGCGATGATGTGGGGCACCCTGCTCGAGCCGGTCATCCGCGCCGAGCTTGCGCGTCGCCTCGGCGTCGAGATCGTGGAGTGCCCGACGCTGCGGTCGCTCGTGCGACCCTGGCAGCTCTACAACCCCGATGGTCTGATCCTGTCGCAGAACGCGGTCGTCGAGATCAAGAACGCCAGCGCGTGGCTCGCGCACGATTGGGACGACCAGGTGCCCGATCACGCCGAGTTGCAGGTACAGCACGGCATGGCGGTCACCGGCGCAGACGGCGCATACGTCGCCGGCCTCGTCGGTGGGAATCGCCTGCGGTGGGAGTACATTCCGCGCGACGACGAGCTGATCGACACCATCAACGAGGCCGAGCGGCATCTGTGGGAGACGTACATCGTTCCCGATGTCGCGCCGCCGATTGACGGGTCGGACGCGACCGCCGAGGCCATCGCCGCGCGGTGGCCGCGACGCCACGAGGCGGTTGACGTCGTCGACGGCGACCAGGTGGCCGAGGTCGAGGCCGCGGTCGCCGACTATCGGGCCGCGCTCGACGCCGAGAAAGCAGCCAAGGCCGACAAGGCGCGGGCGGTCAACGTGCTGACCGACATGCTGCGCGGTGCCGATGCGCTCGCCGATGCCGGTGGCCGAAAGCTCGTGGCGCTCAAGCGTGGACAGTTCCGCGAAAAGGCGTTCCGCGAAGAGCAGGACGACGGCCCGTGGCTGCACAAGGTCGAGGTGATCGACCGCAACCGGCTCAAGGCCGACGACCCCGACCTTTACCGCCAGTACCAATCCACTTCCATCTACATTCCGAAAGGCAAATAGCAGCAATGGCACGTGATTTGGCGCGTCGCGCCCGCCAGTCAGTCGAGCAGCAGCAGGCGAACAGCAACGACCTGCGCGCGAAGTTGGTGCAGATGGAATCGCAGTTCCAACGCGCAATGCCCAAGGGCGGCGAGGCCGTGCAGTTGATTCGCGACGTGATGACGTGCATGTCGCAGACACCGAAACTCGCGCAGTGCGAACCGCGGTCGGTGCTCGGCGCGGCGATGACCTGCGCGCAACTCGGCCTGCGGCCGGGTGTCGGCGCGCTCGGCCAGGCGTGGATTCTGCCGTTCTGGGATGCCAAGGCCGGTGCGAACAAGGCGCAACTCATCATCGGCTACAAGGGTTACGTCGAACTCGGTCACCGGTCGGATCGCATCGCGTCGCTGCACTCGCGCATCGTCTACAGCAACGATGTGTTCGACGTCGAATATGGCGCGGCCGAGGACAAGTGGATTCACAAGCCGTGCCTCGACGGGCCGCGCGGCGAGGCACGTTTGTTCTATGCCGTGGGCCGGTTGGCGAACGGCGGCTACTCGATCACCGACCCGATGACGGTTGCCGACATGCAGGCGCACCGCGACCGGTTCGCGATGGCCCGAAAGAACGGCAAGGTCGTTGGCCCGTGGGTTGACCATTTCGAGTCGATGGCGCAGAAAACGATGCTGCTGCGTCTCATGCAGCTGATGCCGAAGTCGACCGAGATTCAGCGCGCCTTGGACAACGACGGCAGCGTGCGGGTGGATCTCGACGCGGACGCCATCGACCACCCGACCCACATCGAGGGCGAGGTGATCGGCGACCCGGTCGATGAGGTCGCCGACGCGCCAGCCGAGCGTGAGCAGGTCGTGGTATCCGACGCCGCGGCGACCGACGCCACCGAGGTGCAGATGGCGAGCAAGGAACAGCTTGCGCGCCTGGCCGAGATCCAGAAGGCCGAGAAGTACAGCGACGACGATTGGTTCCGGTACCTCGCCGACGTGGCCGGCGTGCAGGCCACCCGGGCCGAGGACATCACGTTCGCCGAGGCGGCGCGCGTGATCGAGGTGTTCGACGGGCCGGCCGCATGACCCGCTCGCCGAGCTACCACTACGCCGCTGCCGACGCGCTACTCGCCGAACTGGCTGAGTCGAAACCGGAGTCGTTCAAGTTCCCGTTCGTGCAGGCCAAGGTGCAGCGGGCGCAGATTCACGCGCTGCTCGCTAACTCGCCGCGGCACCCCGGCATCGACGCCGAAGCTGTCGAGGTCGTTGACGACGAGGGCCGGGTCGTGCGGCGCGACAACCCGCTCGACTGCCGCGAGTGCGGCGGCTCGTTCGACCGGTGCATCAGCCTGCCGCCCGGGCGCAAGTGCTGCCCAGACTGCCGGCACCACCTCGATACCCGGCCGCGCATCGAAACCCGCACGGCGAAAGGCGATCTGCTGTGACCCGCACGCGCACGCGTCGCAGCGCCAAGGCCGCCGGCGCGTGGTTCGAGCGCACCATCGCCGACTACCTCGCCGCCGCGCTCGATGACGACCGGATCGACAAGCGCGCGAAAACCGGTGCCCGCGACAAGGGCGACATCCTCGGCGTTCGCGCGCACGGGCAGCGCGTCGTCATCGAGTGTAAGGACACCGCGCGGCTCGCGCTGCCCGAGTGGACCAACGAGGCGCACACCGAGGCCAACAACGACGACGCCCTCGTCGGCGTCGTCATCCACAAACGGCACGGCGTCGCCGCGCCAGGGCGGCAATGGGTCGCCATGACTGTCGACGATCTGCTGGCGCTCATCTCGGGCAGCCGGCACGGACACCGAACGGAGGTAAGCGAGTGAAACCCGTTGTGACTGTTTACACCAAGGATGACTGCCAGAGCTGCACGCTCACGAAAAAGCACCTCGAAAAGCTCGGCATCGACTACACCGAGGTGCCCATCGATAGTGACCCCGGCATTCGCGCGGCCATCGATGAACTCGGCTACAGCACCGCGCCGGTGGTGTGCGCGTCGACCGACGAGGGCGAGCTGCACTGGGGCGGTTTTCGATACGAACGCATCAAAGCACTCAAGGCGGCGGCATGAGCGCAGCGATTCGAGAGTTTCTGACCTCCAATATCGGCGAGTTGATCGCCGCGCTGGATGAGCACGAGGCGGGCATCGAGACCTGGCACGACCCTGTCGTCTACCGCTGCGGCCGATGCAACTTCCGCGGCACCGAGCAGGAGTGGCAGCAGCACGTGGCCGAGCACATGGCGCGCAAGTTCGACGACCAAACGGAGATGGCTCTGCTATGAACGCATCTGAGGATGGCCTCGAACCGCTCGGCGAGGCACCGGACATCACCAGCACCGCGAACTACCGGCCACGCGCCCGCCGCCGCGCCGGTTCCCTCGACGACCGCCAGGTCGAGATCATCGACACCACTGAAACGGTGCTCGCCGTCGTGGTCTACCCAGACGGACGTACGCGATTCCGCACCGATCAACCGTTGTCGTGGGTCGCCGAAACACTGCAGATCCTCACCGATTCAGTGCGCGCAAGGGCGAACGAGGTAGGCGCATGACCGTGACGTACGAACAGATGCTCGCCGACCTGCGGGCCGCCAAACAGCGCGAGACCGAGGCCGCACGTAAACGCCTTACGTTGTTCGCGCTCGAATCCGTCGCCACAGATGGGTTCCCTCGGGTATCTGCGTACACAGTCGACGCTCTCGTCGGCCGCGGCCTGATGGAACCCGTACCGGGAAACGAGACGCCACGCTATCAGCTCACCGCTGAGGGTCGGATCATGCTGCACGCCAACCCGGCCGAGTCCGAGCCGGGAGACGAACTCGTGCTGTTCGGAGGTCTGTGATGCAGGTCGGCGAGGTGTTCACCCGCAGCGACATCGAGACCCAGCCGTGCGTGCACTGCGGCGCCCCGGCCGTCGCTCTCGATGACCCCCGGGCAATGCACTTCGAGGTCGCCGACAACGGTGCCCGCACCGCGTGGCCGGAGTGCTTCACCGTCGTGCGTGGGCGGCGCGGTGATCGACGCAAGTACCTCGGCACGACCGCGGAGGTCGCAGCATGACCGTCGAGTCGATGTTGTGGTTCCGCCAGCGACGTCACACGCACCGTTCCGCGTGGGGACATCCACGACCACCAGCACCACCGAAACCACAACCCACACAGGAGAACCGTTGAGCGACCACACGGGCATTGAGTGGACCGACGCCACCTGGAATCCCGCCACCGGGTGCACGAAGGTGAGCGCTGGGTGCGACAACTGCTACGCCGAGAAGATCGCGCACCGGTTCGCGGGAACGTCGGCGTACCCCAACGGGTTCGAGGTCACGCTGCGGCCCGAGCGGCTGGATTGGCCGCTGCGGAAACGGAAACCGTTGCGCATCTTTGTCAACAGCATGTCCGACCTGTTCCACGACCAGGTGCCCGACGAGTACATCGCCAAGGTGTTCGCCGTCATGGCGGCGGCGCGGCATCACACCTTTCAGGTGCTGACCAAGCGGCACGGGCGGATGCGGTCGCTGCTGTCGAGTGAGGCGTTCCGCGACGGCGTGGCCGAATATGCGCAACAGCATGCGGATCCAACGCGCGGTGGGAGCATTCCAACTGGACCGTGGGATGGTCCGGAGTGGTGGCCGCTGTGGAACGTGTGGCTCGGCGTCTCGACCGAGAACCAGAAGTGGGCCGACGTCCGCATCCCCGCGCTGCTCGACACCCCGGCCGCCGTCCGATTCATCAGCGCTGAGCCACTTCTCGGTCCGATCGACCTGTCTCGTTTCCTACGCCCAACGAAGTGCAGCCAGTGCGGCCACGGCTGGCGCGCAGCTGCATGCGGTCCAACGCATGCAGTGCTGGCCGCCGACCCTGGACTGCATTGGGTGATCGTCGGCGGCGAGAGCGGGCCCGGCGCTCGGCCGATGCACCCGGCCTGGGCGCGCTCACTCCGCGACCAATGCACGGCGGCCGATGTGCCGTTCCTGTTCAAGCAGTGGGGTGAATGGGGCACCGCCGCGCCGATGGACCCACACGGTCGACTCGACTTCCGCGGTGGTGTCGTGATGACCGACGATGGCAACGTCTACCAACCCGGCGACCTGGACTGGCCAGACGGACCCCGCCGCGGCGAGGCTCATCGCGCTGATTTTCCTCACCACCACCCGACTTACCTGTACCGCGTCGGCAAGAAGCGCACCGGCCGCGAACTCGACGGCCGCACCTGGGACCAGTACCCGGAGGCGGTGACTCATGCCTGAACGCATCCAGCGTCGCAGGACCAAGGGGTGGCGCATGCCCGAAGGTGCGATCTACGTCGGGCGGCCAACCAAGTGGGGCAACCCGTACGCCCTCGATATTTACCGCACGGACTATCCCGAGTACGCAGACCAGCCGGGCGAGTGGCGCCGGATGGCTACGAGCGATTTTCACGGCCTCGTCACGGGACGGTGGGATCGATTCGACGACATCCCGGACTATCCGCGCGATGCGATCACAGAGCTTCGTGGCCACGACCTCGTGTGCTGGTGCCCGCTCGACCAGCCATGCCACGCAGACGTTCTCCTGGAGCTCGCCAATGCCTGATTGCGCGCTGTGCGGCTGCCCGCACCACGTAGGCCAATGCGCCTGCACCTGCCCCGGATACGAACCGCCCGAGGACGACGAAGGCCGAGCAATGACCGAGATCGAGAAACGCATCACCGAGGTACTGCGCGCGACGCTGCCGCCGTTCGACGGGTTCGAGCACCAGATCGCCGCCACCGCTGCGCGAATCGTCGCCGAGCTCGGGTTCACGCAAGAGTTCGCCGCGTGCATCGAGGGCGAGGGGCAGGTGTGGCTCGTCGGCAACCGGCGCGGACTCAACCCCGCGACCGTGCAGCGCGCCGCCGCCCGCTACCGCGATGGGTTCGTCGGCACCGCGTGGACGACCCGGTGGGAGCGGGCATGAGCGACCCGAAGATCCGCCTGCTGTTCAGCCGCCGCGAGCTGATCGCGATGCAGCGCTGTCCCGACTGCGGCTGGCACCCGGAAACACAAGGACACCACCCCGACTGCCCAACCAACGACGCTGTGGAGGGTTGACCGTGCGAATCCGATCCATCAAGCCCGAGTTCTGGCGCTCGGAAGACATCAGCGCAATCGAGGAATGGGGAACGCGGCTGCTGTTCATCGGCTTGTGGAGCTACGTCGATGACAACGGCGTCGGCCTCGACCGGGTGCCGCTCATCGCTGCGGACCTGTTCGCCGACGACCTAGCACGAGACCCTCGCGAGACCCTCGCGAGAGTGTCGCGAGGGTTGCAGCAGCTTTCCGCAGCCGGTCGCATCGTTCGATACACCCTCGACGGCAAGCAATTTCTGTACGTCAACAACTGGGAGAAGCATCAGCGCATCGACCGGCCGAACAAACCTCGCTATCCGCTGCCCGACCCGTCTACCTGCGAATACATGGACACTCGCGAGACCCTCGCGAGTATGTCGCGAGACCCTCGCGAGACCCCATCGACTGGAACAGGGGAACAGGGGAACAGGGGAACAGGGGAATCCTCTTCACTTACGTTGGTAGAGGGGGGTGTGGGGGGAGACCCGAAAAACGTTCCCGCCGCGCACAGCGCGTCGGGCGCTCCCGCGAAATCGGCGCGTGGATCGCGTCTGCCCGATGGGTGGATGCCCGACGACGAGACGATCGCGGCGATGCGCGAGCAGTTCCCGCACGTGAACCTGCGCGCCGAACACGAGAAGTTCACCGACTACTGGAAAGCCAAGTCCGGCAAGGACGCCACAAAACGCGACTGGAACGCCGCGTGGCGTAACTGGATCCGCCGCGCGGCCGAGAACACGCCCCGAGGCGCCGCGAGCACTGTTGCGGCTACCGGTCTCGGCAAGCCGTCGCAGAAAGCGCTTGGCTGGGAGGCCGCGAGCGCTGCGCTGATCGCTGAGGTGGAGGGCCGTCGATGAGCGAGCAGCTGCGCATCAACGCGAGCGTCGAGACGATCGAGGCGGTCACGCAGGTGCTCAAGATGGCCGCGATCCTCGACGACCGGGTAAGCCAGGGCGACCCGGCCCGCCTCGGCGCCTGGGCCGAGCAGGTCGAGCGGCACAAGCTCACCGAGTCGGATCTGCTCGACGGGCTGCAGGCGTACTACGACGCGCCGAGCGACCGCGCGATCGGCATCGGCGACTTGATCCATCACGCACGCACCGCGAAACGGGTTCGGGTCGACCGCGAGTCGGCCGCTGAGCGTGAGGCACGCCGGGAACGCCTCGACCTCAAGGCCGCGCCCGAGGAAACCGCCGCCATCGCCGCGGCGGTCACCCTCGGCCCGGTCGAGCCGACCGACCGGCTCGAGGTTGCCAAGCAGCGGTTGCAGACGTGCGTCGACCGCGGGTCGGCCATCGCCGCGATCCGCGAGTATTTCGCCGCCAAGGCCGAGGCGCAGATTCGCGCCAGAACCGCCCGAAACGGCGTCTCGGCACCAGTGACCCTCGGATCGCCGGAAAACACGCCAGCGGCGAGCACGGCCGCGGGAACAGGCGGTTTCGCATGAGCCTCGACCGCTACCAACTCGGCGAACTGCTCACCGTCGGTTGGAACGACGAGATGGCCGCACGGTTCCCGAACGCCGATCACGCGACGTGCCGCCAAGAGATGCGCCACGACGGCACCGCGTGGGTGCCGTACGACCCGCCGCGCTGCCTCGGCTGGCACTGCAACCGCTGCGGCGCACCGACGAACAGCTACGGGCGCCACAACTGCCCAGACCGACTCGAGCGACAGGAGAACCACCGGTGAACGCCGACAAGTCGAGCCGGACACTCACCGCCGGCCAACTCATCGCCCAACTGCTCAAGGTGCCCGCAGACACGCCCGTCGTGATGAGCCAAGAGGACGACCCATTGGGCAACTACGGCGTTCGCAGCGTCGAGTTCACCGACATGCGGCGCGACCCGTGCTACGCCGGCGGCCCGTTCGGCCGCGACTTGTGGCACCGCCCGCAGGACAGCTACCGCGACTACGACCCGCCACAGGGCGTCGTGTTCCTCGGCGCCGAACGACCCTGGCAACCCACCATCGACGGCGAGATCGCGCTACCCGAACTCGAAAGCGGTGAGCACCGGTGAGCATGAACTTTCACCTATCCCGCGCCGAGCAGGCCAGGCTACGAGAAAAGCTCTGGTACGTGCCCGAACTCGCCGAGGATCTCGCCGTCACCATCGCCCGCCAGGCACGCATCCAAAAGCCCAACCTCGGCAAGCCGCGACGCCAGCGACCCGAGCCGTGCGTGCCGTTTCACCTCGGCGCGTCCGAGGCCGCCGAAGAGCTGCACCGCTGCCTCGCCGGATGGGTGCGGTTCGTGTGCGACGCCCGACAGGTCGACTACAACGGCACCGACGACCTCGCATCGCTGGCGCGATGGCTGCACCGCAACGTCGTCACCCTCGCGCTCATCGAGGGATCGGAAACGGCCTACACCGACATCGCGCACCGGATCGACGAGTGCCGCCGCCAGATCGACCTACCGCCCGAGGACGAGATCGTCATCGACCGTGCCCGACTCGAACAGGCCAACCGGCAGATCGTCACCGCCGGCCAGGCCGAGAAGATCGCGCGCAAGCTCGGCGACCTCGGCCGCCGACTCACCACACAGCGCGTTCACTCGCTCAATCGCCGCGGTCATCTGCGTCCAGTCGGCACCGATCCCGAGACCGGCACGAAGTTCTATCGACTAGGGGATATTCTGCAAGCGCATTTGAAATGCGCTCAGCGCCAACGGCGTTCGTGAATTAGCCACCCCACCGGTGATACGCTGCCGCTAAGCGGCGAAGTACGTCCTCCCGATTCGCACCGCCGCAGAAACGCCCCGACCGACCCCCCGCGGCCCGGGGCGTTTCTCATACCCAACAGCCGAACAGCCGAGGAACACACATGGCCATCAAGGTCGACGTCGAACCAATCATCAACCCCGAGAAAATCGCCCAGATGGTGCGCGAGGCCATCGCCGAGCAACTCGAACCGGAACTCAACCGCCACCGCCTCACGCGCTACCTCGACGACGCCGAGACCGCGCTGCGCGCCGGCAACCTCAAAGAGGCGCAGATCGCCGTCGAAGAGGCCCGCCGCGCGTGGATCTCACTGACCGCAACGAACCTCGGGCAACAGTCCGTCGTCGTGAACCTCGCAATCCAGCAGTAGCGATGCCGGTCAAACACCTACGCGTCTGCGCCCACTGCAACCAAATCCGCTACGCCGACTGCAGCATCGGCTGCCGCGCCCCGGCCGCCATCGACCCACAAAGCTGGCGACGCAACCTGCAACACGGCGCAGGCACCATCACACCGCCACTGTGCGGCCCGACCTGGTGCGGTTGCGGCAACTGCACACCAACAGGACCGACGACCTACAGCAGCGAGGCACCATGAGCCACACCGCCATCCAACAGGTCGCCCAAGCACTCGCCACCGGGCTGATCCACCCCGGCGACGAGAACACACCACCCCGAGTCATCCCAATGCCCGGGTTCCGAACAACCGGCATGACCGACGATCAAGCAAAGCAGCTCATCGGCAGCTCGGCACAACTCGTCGCCGAGGCCATCGTGCGAGGCGTCATCGAGACCGACCACGAGATCCTCACCAAGGCCGAAGCCGCCGAGCTACGCCAAGCAGCAGCCGACGCACCCGATGGCACACGCATCATCACCATCTACGACCGCGCCGACCACCAGCGCACCACACCACTGCTCACACTCACCATCGGCAAGTCCGACGACGCCGTCATCGTCGACGCAGCCAACGCAGCCAAGCTCCGAAAGGCATTCGCACAGTGAGCCACATTCGCGTCACCATCGACGGCAACACCATCATGGACGGCAACCCCGGCCAATGGGCAACCAAACCACCCGCCATCGCCGACCTCGAACTGCGAGCCACCAGCGGCAACCCCGAACCGTGGGTACAGATCCTCACCACGTTCGCCCGCGCCGCCGCCGCCGGCCGAGACGCCACCATCACCGCCACCACCGACACCAACGGATGGACACTCAACGTTGAGTACGGGGCCACGCCGTAAGGCCAAAACGTCGGCCCGCGGCTACGGCGCCGCACACCAACGCCTGCGCGAGCAATACCGACCACTCGTAGCGAGCGGACGCGCAACCTGCTGGCGCTGCGGCCAACCCATCTCCCCCACCGAGGCATGGGATCTCGGACACGACGACGACGACCGCAGCCGATACCGCGGCCCCGAACACGCACGCCGATGCAACCGCGCCGCAGCCGGACGCAAAGCAGCAGCCAACCGCCGCGCCGCAGCCGAGGCCGCGCAACCGCAGACCGACCGCACCCGACGCTGGTAACCCGCCAGCAAACACCCGCCCCGAGCCAGCAAACACCCCCGCCACCTGCGGCAACCCACCGCCCACCGCCCGCGAAAGTTAGCTGACGCGACATTTCCGCAGGTCAGCGGCCTGCGCGACATTGCAGGCCAGGGGGGAGGGGGGTCCGAATCGCCAGGGGCCGCCACCACTGACCCCGCCGCCTTGG